TCACCGGGTCAGTGAATCGTACTGCTTTTCACAGACTCGTCCGGCTTCGGCGGCCCGGTCAGCGTACTCTGCCAGTTGTCGGTTTCGCTCGAGAGATTTGCTGAGCACGTCGGCAAGCAAAACTCCGGAGTCTGCGGCTGACGCCCCAGCGCCGACAGTGGCGTTATACTGCCTGAGCTGCTCCCGGATGGCAACGAGCTGTTGCTGCAACCGGCCAGCGCGAGCGGCAGCATCAAGAGCATCATTGCGCGCCTGGTCAATCCTCTGCTGCGCTTCACGTTCATTGGTCGCTTTCTCCTGTTCTTTAAGCGAACGCAATTTTGCGTCGGCCTGTTTCTGATCTGCCTGCGCCTGCGCGTATCCGGCGTCGTACTGTCGATCGCCGTGAGCATTCCAGGCAACCACTCCGCCGATGACCAGAGCAGCAAGCATCAAGACGATAAGCAACTGTTTCCAGTACGCATTGAAGAATGCCCAGATCATAAAAGCACCTTACTGGCGGTGATATACCGCGCGCGACGGTCGTCGATACCGTTCTGGCCGCCATTGATGATCTGCGTGACACGCACCAGATCGCCGGTGTACTTCATGCAACCTTTGGTTGCGAAGAACCACGCCGCGCTGCGGGCCGCGTATTCGTCCTGCGCCAGCAATTCCGGCTGGCTAACCAGCTCAATTTTGAGCCCGTTGCCACAGTCTCGGTAGTTGTTCAGGCCGGTGATCTGGATGAGCCCGCGCCCGCGGTAGAACCAACCGTCAGTCGGTCCATTATTCCCATTGCGTTTGCTGTACACCAGATTGGCGATCGCACGCTGTCGCTCCAGCGGTAACGATGGCTCACCAGCACGGCGGCCCAGCGCGTTGGCCTGGCCCTGAGTAATGCGTCCGGCACGGACGAATCCTGCCAGCCCGGTTACGCTGTAGTTGAAGTTCTCCTGAAGCCGTGTGAACCCTGTCGATTCATGGCCCACCTGCGCGATAAACATCGCCTGGTGCGCAGGCGCTTCAATGCCAAACTCTTTCATGGCGGCGGTGATATGCGGGAACCAGCGCGCGGCCAGTTGCTCGGTAATGCCGGCGGCGCGGCGGAATTGGTTAATGTCCATGCTGGGACCTCGTTATCTTGAAGATTTGCACCACGTTCCCTTTTGTCTTGATGAGAGCAGCCAGGAACACAGCTTTGATGATGACTTCTGACCAGTCGGCGCTGACGTAATACCCGTAGAACGTCCGGATAGGTACGCTGGCGGCCACGACGATCAGCAGGTAGGCGAGCCATCCGCCCCACCAGCGATGGCGTGACCCGTCACGGCGGAACAGAAGCACTCTGATTGCAATGCCGCCACATATTGCGGCGTTAAGGATGAGAAGCAGTTCAGGACTGGTCATCGTCTTTTCTCCCCGGGATCAGGTCGCGCGGATTTTCAGAACGGTGATACAGCCAGATGCCAATGCGGACAGCTACGATTGCCGACACGAATGCGCCCGCAGAAAACACAATCCCCTTTTCAAAGGAGTCCTGTGTAATCGTGGGGATCATGCTGGCAATACCGATAAGAATGGATGCTGTCGCTTTGTAGAAGAGAAGGCCGCAGAAGAAGCTGAGGAACGCCAGAAGTAACCGCCGCTTTATGGGATACTCCACCGCTGAGGTAACAAAAATTACCGCACCAGCAAGCGCCCCTAAAGCCACCTCCGGCGGCACACCCGCGACCACAGACATTAGCGCGCTCAGGCTAAGCCCCTGATTCAGCGATTCCGTGGTTAACGTGTGCGACATAGTGACCACCGTTTAATGTGCATAAAGAACCCCCTTAGTTGGTGAGTTCATCATACACAATAAACCATATGTGGATTAAATTTGATCGGATAACTCTTAACGAAATTACCTATAGGGTATTAATCCCATATTGTTTTGCTGATGCAGCCCAATGCGCAGCGAAGTAATAATATTATCTACAGCATCTAGCCTGTTGGATTCTACTACATATCTCTAAGTATTTTTTTACCAAGCCTTATTGATGGAATTTCAATTAACCGGTGAAAAACATAAGCCATTAAAATAGAACATGAAACAAAAAATGCAAAAGTAGCAAATCCGTTGTAAGGTTTATAAATATGATAAAACCATTCTTTTTTGGATGTTGCATACAGAAATACCAGATGTGTTATGTATAATGAATATGATATATTACCCAAGAAAGACAAAATACGACTTTGCTTGATACCACCGCATCCTTCTATGATTAAGCTAGATATAATAATAACAGCTGCTATCCATCCCCATCGTGTAAACCCATGTCCTTCATACTGCCCTGACCATAATATGGAAATGCAGAGCATCAGGAATATTAATGATATGGTTGAAAGAGTGCTTCGGTAATTTCCTATTCTTTCAAAATCTATTCTTTCCCAAACCAAATATATAACAACCCCGCATACGAAACCTATCATCATAGGTGATGAAGCAGTTGACGTTAGCGCGGATAATAGTAAAGGTAGGTGCCCAAAACCATAGTTACTTGAAGGATCAAAGGAAAAACCACCAGTCTTCCAACTTTGAAGCCAATACATGCTTGATAATATGATTGCAATAACAATGAATCCTCGCTCTCTATGATTAATTTTCATTGATAACAAAAAAATAGCATAGAAATATACTTCAAATGTTATAGTCCATGCAGGAGGGAGTATGTTATACCCGAAAAATGGACCGCTTTGATTATAATCACGATTAATCGGAATTAACGATGTTAACACATCTTGCAGATTTGCATTTTTTACCGCAAAAAAATAATAAAGCAGCACACAAATAATCAACAATGGATATATTCTAAAGAACCTGCGAATTATGAACTTCCTTCCCTGTGACTTTTCTTGGTTTCTTGTGGCGAAACATATTATAAACCCACTAATAATAAAGAAAAGATCAACACCGAAAGCCCCAACCCCAAATAGCAAATTACCAATATTATCTATCGGGTAAACTCCATTTATAAAGCCTTTAAAGTGATAGAAAACCACCAATAAAGCTGCTACACCGCGCAGATAATGGATACTGTCAATCCTTCCCAAAATAAGCTCCAATCATATGATTTACTTTGCTGTAGCTTACAGTGGGAAAGATTTTTTTTCAAACTATGACAAGATGCTTGTTACAACACCGGAAATGGAGAATTTAGTAATCTGTCCACCAGTGGGTTCACCCTTACAGGTTATGCTTGCTCTCGATGCGGTTGATCCGAATAGCACATCAACCCCCGTAGTTGAATTGTATTGAGTATAACTGTTGACCAATGAAACCGTATCTGCAATATGGTTTGCGCCATCAGTGCTTACTCCACCGGCGCGCTTAAGAAAACCTGTAGTGACAGAGGTGCCTCGTCTGCACGTCACGTTTATGTCAAATGAGTAACCATCATATCCAATCCAAGACGGAATCTGTGAAAACCTGATGGCGTCTACAGTTGTGGCCGCCGCAGCCTGAGCGAATAACCCTGTAAACTCCAGTCTAGCCATAATCCTATCGTCAAGGGTCGTGTCATATGCTCTATCGACTTTAAGTGAGGATACGGTATAAATGCCATTTATCAGGATGCTTTCCTTTCCTCGAGAGCTTTGGCTAATTTCGATGTTTGGAAACATATATAAATCTAGATTCGAATTTACAGCCCCATTTCTGTCAGCGACATCAAGTTTGATTGGGTATGCAGTATTATTACTGGAAATTTTTATCGTTGAGGTTCTGCTTACGGAAGCTATATGGATAGTTGGATTTGCTTCAACAATTGAGTTACCAGTGATTACTAGACCCACAGGCCGACCGAAGATATAAATCTTGGTTTCTTCCATGTAGTTCCCATGGATTTCCACACCAGAACATGTACCGATTTGTAACTGCCCTCTCTCAGTGGTGGCTGAGTAATCACAACCAACAACTGATAAAGAAACCTTTCCGCCAGAGGAGTGTGGATATTGAAGTGGATCGCTTAAAGTTATTACATTTCCGTTTATTTCTTTTATCCATGGAGCCTCAAGAGTGCCGCCCTCGATAACTACATTATCCCATACAGAAAACGCCGCCGCAGAAGATACTGTAATTTGCGTTGCTCCGGCAGTAACCGCCGATACTAAGGTAGTCTCAGGTCCGTTAATTGCAGCCGCAACTCCTGATTCATGCCCTCCTATATACCCACTAATTTTGGAGGCATTTGATCTGATTCGTAATGAGTTGGCCGTATAAATGCCACCATTCGCCCGCCAGCCACATAGCCCACTGAATTCACAAACTAAGCAGTTAATGTCAATATTAGATAACCTATGACCCACGCTACCGTAAGATAGTTTTGGATAATGTGCTGTGGCAACTGTTCTTGATGCAGCATTGGCTCCATTGCCATCAATATTACCATCAATCGTAAAACCTCCTACCTCCTGATAAAAGTGATTTCTGTCCATGGCTCTATTTCTTGGATCAACTCCAATATGGTGCATTGAGATGCCAGAAGTAGTAGATTTTAGATATGTTGCATCGCGACCAGCCCCCCAAAACTTGAAAGCCCTTCGATCTACGTCTAGTGTAAATGCACCAATATTATAAACCCCTGCCGGAAATGACAGGCTGCGCATGTGTGTCTGTGCACGAGCCACACGGTTCCCTTCATCTACGGCTGCTACGTTCTGCACATCGGTTCCGCCAAACTCGAACGACGCATAGTTCATGTCGGGGAAGCATACCAGGTTTGCAAACTTACCTGCCGGCAATGCCAGGCTAAACGTATTCGGATCCTGAGTTGATGAGATGACCCACTCAGATACGTTTTTTACACCGCGTCCGTTTACATAAGTGCGGACATGCATGCCATCCTGCACGCCGCTGAAGTTCTTAGCGATCAGTTGTGTTACGGTTTCAACCGTATAGATACGACGCGATAGCGCGTTAGAAACGGTAGTATCGAGCGGATCACCCACTAAACCTGAACCGGTCGGTTTTGCCAGCTCAATAAATACTTCTGTGGCTGTACCTGACGGCGCAGGAATGTTTATCGGCTGTCCAGCGTTGTCCCATGCAAAAACTTTATTGGCCCGGTCGACAGCGCTGGCGAGCATGGATACGCTGGTTTCAGGAACACGTAGAGTTCGAACAAAGTTAGCATCGATTTTCTGATTTAACGATGAATCACCAGACTGTACCGTCGTATCTACATAGTTCTTTGTGGCCGCGTCCTGAGGGTCGCGAGGGTCATGCAGATTTCGGATGTAGTTATTAAGGGCGTCATACCAGTTAGCAATGCTGGATGGTTTACGTAGAGCCAGGCGGAACATACTTCCAACCTGCTGAATAAGCATTGTCAGTTTATCGAAAGCATCCTCATGGACTTCTGCAAAGAACTTTCCCTGGTTGCGCAGGTCAGTTTCCTGCGTTGGCTCCAGCTCGCGCGCGATAGAGATCTGCCAGCCATTCGCAAGCGGAGCGGTGAGCACAACATTACCGCCGTTGTAGCCCCCAGCATTCGTCACCGTGTAGTCGGTGTCCAGCACCAGAACCGTAATGTTTTCGCTCAGGTCGACAACCGACACCGCCAGATCTGTTTTCTTGAAAATACGGAAGGTATACGGGAAGGATGTCGTAACGCCGTTCCCGGTGTAATCGTTATGGTCAACTACGGTTGATACCGTCATGGCCTGTCTCCAGTAAAGCAGCGCCCGGCGCGCGTGCATCATCAGGACAGTTTATTACCTGGCAAACCTTATATGAATTGAATGAATAGCAATCAGGGAAGTTATTACCTTTTAGGTAAATGGCAATTCGTGCTGGATAGTATTTCGAACTTTTGCTACTGTACATTTATACAGTGAATGCATGGAGATTATCAGATGCAACGTCAGTATCATCACCCGCTGGAAAAAGGATTTGCCGAACGTATACACACGCCGGGAGGCGTCCGCTCCCTTGTTGAAGATTCTCACCTGATGACGTTGCTGCGCCAGCTTGGTGAGGATGGCTTTAACGTTGATGGCCCGATGGCAGAGCTGACTGCCCTGGTGAACTATGTCACCAGCTCGCAGATGTCCATGAAGGATCTGCAAATGCATCTTGATTACTGCGTGGAAAAACTGAAGCAGGAAACGACATAAAGAATAGGCCGCATGCGCGGCCCAGTATACTAGATGTAGCGAACCTGAATTCCCCATCCATCTGACTGAGTTAGTTTTGGTTCAGCTTTCGCAGCTAAATATCCCATCCATCCCTTTCTCGGATCGCCTAACGTTTTTGCCATTTCGTCCGAGTACTGTGATGGAACCCAGATAACAAGGTCTCCTTTTTCTAAGGCACCTAAATCTGCTTGTGCTGCCATAAAAATAGCCGGAACGATAAACCCACCGTCATCGGATGAAACCTTCACTGCATATATGGCGTTACCATCACCATCTGGTTCCTGATCCGTAATAACAAGCGCCAGAAGCCCTTGTCTTTCTGCAATATCAGTTGTGCAATACATACACGCGTATTCAAATGCTGATTCGTTATCTTTAAACCAAAGGTCTTTAATATGGTTATTCACGCTCTGATCCTCAAGAATGGGCCGACTGCTCGGCCCTTCCGTTGCTAAAAATCATTCACCTGCTTAAGAATATACTGCGCGTTGGTAGTAATGTCGCTTATGCAGCGCCTTACCCCGGCCACATAGCAGAAAATCGTCGTCAACTCCGCCGCCGCGCCGGAGACATCATGCCCATCATCTTCCATTTGGCGAAGCAGATTCATCAGCAGGGAATGCTCCGTTAGGCCAAGGACACCTTCAGGTGAATGGATATGCTCGCGGTAGCCTGGCTTCAAAGAAGCCTCGTATCGCTTCGTATTGTTTTTTACGACTCCACGGATCGCTGCCACTACCTCAGCGCTCAATTTTTCTTCAGCCAGAAGTACATCTCTTGCGGATATCAACTCTCCTTCAAGAGGGATTCTTGCAACCAGAGAAACCGCTTCGTTGAACTGCCCAGCTTCGATATCTTTATAGGAAACACCAAAGTGAGATTTTAACGCAGACCACATTGTGATAATGGCCTTAGCCTGCTTGTCCTTAGGGAGGGCCTGGCCGCGAGACATAACCATTTCTTTAATGGCATACTGCTGATCAGCGGTGATTTTACCCAGTTGAGTCTTCACAGATTTGCGCGGGTTAACTACTTGGCCTTTCGTCCAGTATTCGTAGAGCACATCGTCACACTCTTCCTGATACTGCATCACGCGGTCACGGATTTCTGGGCGAACTTTATTTGGGCTGATGGTATGGAGCCAGCCGGCCAGCTTGCGAAGTGCAAGGCAGATCATTGTGCGTGATTTTCCGTCAGCGGCAACCATAACGATTTCCGTTACAGTTGAAGAAAAACGCTGTCTAATCTTCGCAAGCTGCGACTGCCAAGCTAAACCCATTCCATCAACGATGGGTTTCATCGGGGTGTACGGCTCGCCGTTGTGGTTAACCACAAACAAATCAGTGCCGTGGAATGGTACGCTGATGGTGCAATGATTTTGCTTCAGTGCTAAAGTATTCATGTCGGTTTACCTGTAAGTTGCTGACAAATTAGAAGCCTGACGGTCTGGCCACCGTTGGGCTTCACTATTTTTACTGCACATTTATCCTTTCCTCTCTCACCCCCTTAGCTAGCAATCTCACAATCGCAGAGTTTATTGAAATGCAGTCCATTTCAGCCATTCGACGTATTTCTTGGTCCAGCCTCTCTGGAAGCCTTAGGTTTAATTTGATGCTCTTACGTTCGGTACAAAGTGATTTTTGCATTTCAGCCTCCTTGGGGCCAACTTGACACCTGATATTAATTTAACACCATTGCGTGATATGTCAACTTGGCCCCATAATAATTTTGAATAATTTTTCCAGGTGACTTATGAGCAAATACCCAAGCCAGATGCAGGATAAGTTCAACCTCAGATTCCCTGATGGAATGCGTGATGCTGTTGCTGAACGAGCCAAAAGCAACGGACGTTCCATGAATTCTGAGATCGTGCAAATGATTGAGGATGCGCTTTCTGGAGCCCCGGCCGTAGCCATTGGCAGTCATAAAGAACTGGTTGAGCGTTACCGGGCGTTAGCGAAATCACTCCCTGAAGATGGCAAGAGTGAAGATTGGCAAAAAGAATTTGATAAACTTACTATCGCGATCGTGGATGCAATGACACCTCTTGTGCTTTTAAGATCTGAGTTGGTGAAATTGCACGAGAAGGTTGACAAAACTAATTAAGCAGTAAGGATAATCCATGCCAGTTTTCTCAACACCAGATGAATACAGCAACGGTTATGTACCTTCAGGTAATGCATTACCAAAACCAGAGGGGTTTGATGTCCCACCCCCAAAAGGCACAAACCCACCACCACAAACGGTAGTCAGTAATACTTCACATTTGGATATGCTGCTCTCGCCATCAGGTGCATATGGCATACCACTTCTAATATTTACTTTAATTGTGATTTTCATTCTCCTCAAAATACGGAAGTGAGAAGCACATAACGTTCTGTGTCGACATCCACACCCACGCGCAGTACATCACCAAAAATGCAGCTGCGTTCTGATATGAAAAAGGCCGCTTCGGCGGCCTTTGTGACATGTCACGCTATTTCATTCCAGGATCAACCTGATTTATCAGCGGGGCAATCCAGAACAGGTTGTTCCCAGGCAGAAGTGTACGCACGTTATGCAGAACCCGGTCACCAGCGTCGCCATTCAACACCCCGGCGGTCACATCAGTAATTGTGTCGAGCAGGCCAAATGTAGGACCCAGGGCTGAGCCAATAAAGCCACGGCTTGCATATCTCGACTGCGTGCCCGTGCCGAGTAGCGCCCCAAGGCCAACTATACCCCCAGTAGCCTTCTCAGCCATATTGTTGTATTCCATCAGAGGACCGAGGATTCCTGATCGGTCAATCCCCTCAATAGCAAGTTTCTGCGGCGACCAGTCTACCTCTTTACCGTTTGCAGACTGTTTAAGCGCGTACGTCAGTGCTCCCAATGCAATCTGGAATGCGGTGCCGTAATAAAACTGACCGGTTCCCTCCTGCAGGCCGCCCAACGTCGCTCGGTTATAGGATGCAGTGGCGAAGGATTTAAACTGGAAGATGGTTTTACCCAGCGGCGTACTGACCCACAGTGGTGTATCGCCGATCCCCGGAGTAATAACGGTATTGTTAACGTCTTTGAGCACCGCAGACTGGAAAACGCCTGCAACGTGCTGATCGTCCCATTTTTCAAAATTGCCGATATGCCAGCCATCGATTACTTCGCCGTGTTTTTCAAATTCGCCGCGGATACGTGCGGCCATATTGTCGTTAATGCCGAGCTTAGCCAGGCGGCGGCCGGTGAATGCGCCGGAAAGAATACCGTCGGACGTGATCATACCGTTTACCGATTTGTTCATATCATCGAAGTGACCCATCAGCGTGAGCTTGCCGAACGCATCGGTAACACGCTCCATACCCGCTTCCACTGCCGTTGTCCGGGCGGAACTGTCCACAAGGTCACCCATCGTGCGTGCGCGTGTGTGGAGGATGGTTTCCAGCCCGACGGCCATTTTTAACTGTTCGGCCCGGCTGGCCTTAAATGCCGGTGACCGGGTGATCAGCGAAGAGTAACCGCGCATGGTATTGCCAAACCCGTTAACCATCACACCGCGCGCAAGATCAGGAATAGCGGATACGGTCATACCGCCCAGCTTGGTAACAAAGTTAGCGCTGCGTAGAAACGCACCAGCACGTACGAAAAATGATGATGGATCGTCAGGCATGCCATAGGTACCCACCAGGCGGTCTCGTAGCGCTGTGATATCCCGGATATCGTTATCGCGGGCTTTCGCCAGTTTTGCCTGGTCTTTGGGATTCTGGCGCATCAGCGCATCGTATTCGTCCTGAATATCCTTGAGCTGCTTTTCCAGGGATTTGTTACCGAATGCGCGGGTCAGCTCAACCTCTGCCGATGCCTCGCGAATGTGTCGCTGTAACACATAGTTGGCGTCACTCTCCAGATAATCTTTCATCAGGCCGTCTGGAACACTGAGCGTACGCGCCCGGGTGCTACCTGCCGCTTTCACCATAAAGACGTTCGCGAAATCCTGGGGAATTTTTGCGCCGACGATTTTATTGATCGTGGCATCGGCCGTAATTTCCGCCTCTTCGCGGGACATGGTTTTTTCACCACGCGACCACCAGTCAACCAACATGTCGCGGAATTTATCACGCTCGTTGACGATCTTGCCGACTTTGTACACGCGAGGGAAATAACTCTCCTGGCCGATGGCTTTCAGTTCCTCGTCAGGTGGCAACAGGCCAAGCTTTTGCTGTGCCACTTTCACCCGATTAACAACGGTTCGCATTGCCTGCGCCGCTTCCTGCACCACCGGATTAGCATGCACATCACCGCTGCGCATGGCGTTACCTACCTCCTCACGGAACTGTGAAAAACTCAGGTCGCCCCCGGCGGCTTTATACTGGCTGTAGGCCTGTTTGTTCGTCACCACGACGGCCGCCTCTTCACGACGCCACCCGCGAACACGGGTTTCCGCCGCAATTGGTGTCTCAATACCGCGGGCATTGCCCTGGAGGGTATAGTTATTCTCTGCCAGCTCGAGCGCCGTACGGCGGGAGGTTTTAGACGGTGACTCCATCAGACGGGTAAACGGTGTCAGATAGCTGCCTGCCTTACGTGCCAGTTTGCCGACCGGGCCGCCAGCTGCAGGGGTGAGATCCTCGAGCGTTGCTTCACTGATTCGCGCCGCGCCGACGCTGCCACCTTCGGGAAGCGATGCAGCAGCCGTGTCCGTCGCTGACGTGATACTCATATTATCGAGCGCGTCAGCCACTTCACGCGTGGCCGCTGTGCGAACTGATGGTGATAGCGCAGCACCGGCGGCTGCAAATACCCCACTCATCAACGCACCGGCTGCGACGTGGGAAGCGCTCTCCCCCCACGTGCGGGTGATCTGTTGGTTGTTCAGCGCAACCTCGCTCGCTGCTGTTGCAGCTGCACCGATAGCAGCCTGTGACGCGATACGGGCCACTGTACCGCCCTGAGCTCCGGGAATAAACATCGAAGCGACTGTAACCGGGTCGACAACCCCGGCGGCAATACTGGCTAGGACACCCTCCCCGCCCGCCTCTGAAAGTACCCGACGGTCCTCGTTTTCGTCGTCAATCTGCTGTTTAACCCAGGCAGTTTCTTCCGGTGAACGGGAATCAGCAAAAGCAGATCCCCATTGTTCGTATCCGTGCAGCTCGGTTTTATCAGCATAAGGGTTATAACCGTCTACCGACTCAAACTGCTTGGCCGGGCGGAACATCTCGGCCAGAAGGTTATTCTGGCGGAAGGCGGCGCCCCATACCGATGGTTCTGGTTGCTGCGGCTCCGGGTTGGTGCCTTCAGGCAAAGGCACATCAAACCCTGTCGGCTCTGGCAGAACATTGCCAGCAGGAGTAAATCCGTTGCTCAGTTCTTCTGGCGAGGAATACACAGGCATTATTCATTACTCCATGAGAAATAGTTTTTGAAGCGATTAACACGATCATTGTGGAACCTGCGATACTGTTCATCAATTGCACGGTGTTTATCTTTAAAGCCGCGAATTTCCTGACCCTTGATGATTTCTTCCTGATCTTTTTGCTCTCTTTCCTGTATAGATTTTTTATATGGCTCCCATTCATCCAAAGAGGGTTTCCACCGCATAGGCCTGCCGTAAGAATCGTAGAACGGCTGTACCGCCTCAATACCATCCTTATCTTTTGTTCGCACCATAATGGCGTAATCTCCATTGCGGGCCGTCATCACATCAGGAGTAATTTCCAGATCGCCGCCAATACGCGACTCCGGCGTTTTACTTGTAACAGGTGCTGCGTTGCCGGAGGTGATCCCGAGTTGTGTCGGGCTGGTTGTGATGTCGCCCTTACGCTCGCCATACATCAGTTGCTCTTTATCTGCCTTCCACTGCTCTGCCTGCCATCCAGAAGGCCCATAGTTATAAAGCGCCTCTGGTGCATATTTCATCAACTTAGCGCTGCCATTAACTTCGCTGATGCTCCATGTGCGGGCGATCTGCTGGTTGGTCATTTTTTGGGCCGCATCCGCATTACCGCCGGTGGTGCGGTAATTGATGTCGTACAGCGCCTGATAATCATTTCTGAATCTTGCAGCATCTGGAGTGGAGTCATCTGCCGATGGTCCGCCAAAGCTATACCAGGGAGACATATTGCTTACGGCTGAATCCATTGCCTTAACCCGGTCTTTTTTATATTCCTTTGTGCTCTGGGTTGATGCCAGTTGCGCTTTGAGCGCATCGGTCTGGTTGTATGACAGGTTATGAGCCTGTTCTATAGCTGATTCAGGTGCCATGCCAGAATCAGTTAGCTGCTTAACGGTGAGATAAAATCCCTGCATATCCTTGGGCATATCGCCGACAGATGCTGGGTCTGCGTCATAGAGACGATTAAATAACTCAGCCCCCTGACGGACCGCCTCAGGACTGCGCGCGCGGGATATCGCCGATAACTGGGTGGTTACCTGCGAAGGAATGATCCCGGTCTGGGCCACCTGCTGCACAATCCCGTCATGGGTGGTGGCGTCGTTAATCCGGAAGTTTTGCGCCGTTGGCGTGGCGTCGGCGGCTTTTTGCATGGATTTATTGGTAGGGTCGAGTTTCTCGCCCATAGACAGCGCTTCGTTAAAACGACGGGCATCACGCTGCGCCTGTATCGCTTCATTACTTTTCTGCACCAGCGCGCCGAGCTTGCCATACGCATCGAGTTTGAGCGCATATTCAGGATCATTTACCTCTGGTTTCTTTTTGAGTAATTCCTGCTGCTGCTGTTCTGGAGAAAGGTACTGAATTGCCTGGAAAGTTTTTGCATTGTCCATAGCGATATCGAGCTTCGATACCATTTTTTTCCCTTGCTCACCGTAGCCAAACATAATCGCCGGGATAGAAGGAACGGCATTAGGGACTTCGCCATTATTAAGTTGAGCCATTGTATTGTTGAGCAGCGGTTCAAGCTCGTTAAGTACCAGTTTTCTCTGCTTCTCAATCTGAGCGTTTGCAAGATTATCAATTTGATTAACGGTAACGGGGTCCATACCGGTTTTATTTTTACGGTACCGTGAAATCCAACCCTGCGTTTCAGATGGTAGTTGTTTTATGAACTCGGCTTGAGATATCTCTCCTTTTCTTGGATCACCAATCTTCTCAAGAAGCTTGTCAACATTGCCCTGTCCCCAGTTATATGCCGCTCCAGCGAGTAATTCAGAGCCATACTTGTTTGACAGTTCCTGCGCGTAATCCGATGCCAACATGGTATGTTGCTGCTCGTCTTCCGGGTTGTACTTCAGACCACGCCGCGCGGCCAGTTCTTTGCCTGTTTCAGGCATCAACTGGAAGCGGCCCTGAGCACCAGCAGAAGAGGTGATAATTGACCCGTCTGAATTAAGATGCTTACCGCCTGACTCGACGATACCTACAGATCGCATATCCAGGCCGCCAGTATCATCTGCTGAAAACTCACCATTCATCCACCCAAGCGGGTTATCAACTGCATAGTTTTTAGCTCTCATCTCAGTGGCGGCAAGGTTATCTTTTTCAATGGCAGCCAGAATCTGCTCCTGTGACCAACCTCTTGAGGCACCGAATCTCGCTGTTGCTACTGTGCGAATATTCTTTGCGAGAATAGCTTCCTGGGGATTATTCCACGAATCAGCCTCTTTCTGGATCTGCAACTGTCTGGTGGCATCGTATTGATTGCCTTCAAACTCGCTGACCTGCCCCTGCTCATAGCGGCCAACGTTTCCCTGAAACTGAATGCGCTGCTGCTGCGCCTGCTGCATGAACATCTGGCGCGATGCGTCATCAGGTAGAGATGAGGCCAGGGACTGGATCTGCTCATCATATTGCTGCGTGTACTCCTGCCCCTTACCGATGGCGTTTTGGCCCTTCAGGCTATACAGCTGTGTCTTTAAATCCTCTTCGGCCTGACTGAGCTTTAAACTGGCCTCCTGAGAAAGAGCGACGTTTGCCCGCTGCTTGGCCTGCGCAAATACCTCAATCGCTTTGGGGCCAACCTGCGTCAGCGCATCGCCGATGTTTGGCTGCTCAAATGCCTGCATGCCAGGAGACTGAAAACCTCGACTCTCAACCTGACGACCGGTGACTGTTGGTACTGTTGGCATTTCGATGTCTCCTTATCGACCAGTTGGCGTGCCGACGGCCGCGCTGATTGGCGCAGCTTTCTGGGTGAACGGTGACCAGGTTCCGCCGCCCATCTGATATGCGCCATAAGCCTGCAGAGGCGCGGTGAGCAGGGTCGTCAGCGCTCCCATATTCCCCTGCTTGCGTGCGGAGCTTGCCTGTGACTTGTAGTTCTCAGCCTGGACCTGATAGCCGTATGCCTCACGCTGGGCGTTGTTAACGGTAGTCAGCGCGTCCAGCGCGCCAAACTGCGCTGTATCTCCGAAGATGTCCAGAGCGTTACCGGTTGAGAGATCAGCACCAGTCGCGCCCATGGTTGCCGCCTGAGTACCGGCAGCCTGCCGATTACGTCGGCGAACTTCTTCGGCCTGGGCGTTGCCGCGATTAATTGAGTCCTGCGCCTGCGCTTCTGCCACATCAGCATTTTGCTCCGCTACTGCAGCGGTGTATTTCCCTGTCTGATACTGGTTGTAAGCTGACAATGCGCCTGCCGCGAGCGTCGCACCGGCTAAAATTGTGGTGGGTTCACACATTATTTTCTCTCCATGTGGAAGCGGTGAAACAGAAGACCGTGAGCTCCGTATGGCTGTGGTTCTTCAATGGTGAATCCAAGCCAGTGCAGCCAGATACGCGCTGTGTGGTTGCGGGCATCAACATAGTTTTCAAGATACGGGTAAACAGCCAGCATTGCATTGACCACTTTCCCGCAGCGGCGCAGGAAGGTGCGCTGGTATTTCTCCAGCGCATCGGTACCCACCAGCCAGGGGATGCCGTTTCCGCCGATCATCGACGCAGGGGCCACGCCGAAGATGGTCACCACCTCACCATTAATCAGCCCGGCACAGGCGAAGGTTGATGTGCGTAGACCGGTTTCCAGAACGCGGCGCGGGCTCCATCCGTTTGTCGCCAGAAATTCATCAACATCATCCTGGCGGACATGCGGCAGCATGGCTTCTATATGCTCTGCGGTTGCCGGTACGATCTGAGCTTTAATCATCATTTTCCACCAACAGTAAGACGAGGGATGACAGCCAGAACGGAAAGCGGCAGTGGGTCGGTCTGGCGAACCTTAACTCGCCCGTTTTTATCCCAGTTGCTGTCAAGCATCAGTTCAACCTTTCCGGTTGCGTCTTCTACCGGGTCATCATAGAACTCAAATTCTCGTTGCGGATATTCGTACCATTTCCCGCCAGGAGTGGTAGCCCAGATGCCGCGACTGGCATTGACAACCATCGTGACTGACGGAATGACTTGCTTTTTGTCCAGCAGCGTTTCCTGCCCGTTGATGTTGATGTCCAGCGTTTCGAATTCAGCAGTGATTGGAAGCCCGATATGCACCACTGCGCCCGGTGATTCCAGCGTGACAGCGCCACCAGTTACGGTTTTCTGTGGCTCCACGCTGGCGTCGGAGAGGATGTTTACTGTCTGGCCTTCGAGGTGTGACAGGCCGCTGAAAGTCTGGCGGGCCATCTGCCAGTTTGTTGTGGCCGCATTGCGCAGAACCACAGGAACGTTACGGTTAAAACGAACAACCACCGCCGTGTTGCTGGTTATGGAGAGGATGTCTCCGCGCAACTCTTTCGCCACCACCTCGCCAGTATCTGGATCGGTCTCTGAGTACGGGAACTGGATCTGGGCACCCACGTCCGTACTGACAAAATACGCCCCGCCGCTTATCGTCACCGGGTAGTCAACCTGATAGCTCCAGTCGCCGGTTCCGCCGCTTATGGTCATCGTCCTGGATGATGTGTTGCGCCCATCATAGCTCAGTCCGCAATCGACAAAGAAAGCATCTTCATCACTGGTAAACAGACGGCTGGACAGGCGCTCGATATAACGCTTCGTCTGTCCGTTGATGGTCCGGTTAACCACGAAATAAACAGCATCCTCGCTGCCTTCGCTGATGGAGCAGGTGCTTTCGTACTTTCCGGCGCTGGACTGCGGCGCCCAGGCGAATACCTGCTGATCGCGCAGATAGGTCAGCACCAGCAACTTACCATCGTCACGAATGCAGAACGCGCTACTGTACGGCACGATGCAGAATGACCAGTCGACAATGCTGCGCTTCTGGAAAAGGTGGTTTGCCAGTATGGTAAGGTCAGTTCCCTGGTACCCGTCGACGTCGAAAGAGTAGGCCAGATCACGTACAACGCTCCCCTTCTCCTGGATAAACAGCGCGATGTTTGCCACTGCTATCGGCGGAACATTGCTGGAGCCGTTATTACCCTGTGAGCTGAACGAGAACGCCGACGGCGTGAGGACCTTATTCTGGTCCCCGGATATCGTATATTCCCCGCCGGACGTCAACGCGACCAGGTTACCGACATCGATAAGGTGGCGGATCTCATTCACCTGTCGTCCGGCGTAGGTGTAAATGATGCGATCGTCATCCTGGATTGGGTTGTTCTTCCCGAAGTCCTTATAGTCACCGGTCCGGCTCGCCCATATCGTTTGTGGGTACGCGGTAGACGCGGCGAAATACAGGCGCTGCTGGTAATACACGACCGTGCTTGGGTAGCCATTCACGCTGTTCCATGCATACCGCGCCCACTTGTAGCTGCTGTTGGCTGAGCCAACTACCTGGGACGGGATATAACTCACCACCGTAGCCGTGGCAGTCAGGCCGTCGCTGGCAACCGCAGTAATGCGTGCAATGCCGAAGCCGCTGTGCAGGTATTCCCACTGGATACCGGTATCACCTCCCCATCCATCCCATGACATACCTTCTGTGTGGGACGGACGAAGCGTGCCAGTGGTGCCGCCAGTATTGGCGCGGTAGTAGTTGCTGTCAGCACGGCGCACATCGTTAATAGCCGTGGTCTTGCTGGTCTCCCAGACTGGGACAGAGTCAACTGCTGGCTGTTCGAGATAGAAGAGTTTTCCGACCTGCTCAGCCCCGAAGATGGCAGAACTGGCCGTCAGCGTAATAGTCCCGGTGCTGGCGCTGGCGTATACCTTCACTGACTCGTCAACGTTGATATCTTCGAACGGTCCGTTTTTGGTGGTGACGTCGACGATCTGCCAGTTGTCGTGCGCGTAGCGGCGCAGTTCCTTCGGCGGGTAGGCCGGGTGAACCAGCGTAAGCACGTCGGCGCTCTGCGTGAATTTGATGCGGAACAGGTCAGCCTCTGCATACGGCATAGCCAGTTCGTAGATCACATTGCTGCTGTTCAGCACATACGCACCGTCTTTGATAACGCGCATGTAGTTGTGCCCGAACTCCAGCGCATAAGTCTGGACGGTCGAGAACTGGAAAGGGATAAGGCGGCATTTGCGCGTCGGGTATTTGGCTTCGCCGACGAAGCGCGTTCCTGGGCGATTCTCCACCCCGCCATACTGCCGGACAATAAAGTTGTCGCACTTACGCAGCGCAACCTGATACTTCGACATATCGATGCGCCCGTACAGAGACGGGCCAATTTCACCACCGGCAAAGCTCGGCTGGATCCAACTGAAAGCCATTATGACAACCTCGCTGCGGTAAATTCATCGACTGGCGGCTGCGGCTCCTGAGATTCGTTCTGGCTGTGCGAGCCCGCGCTGAGGATGACGCTGCGGTACATAGTCAGTGCGTTGTTACCGAGATCTGCGCTGCCGGTAAGCGGCATGTTGATGGCGGCCGCCAGGCGCCAGGACAGCGCTTCCATGAAGATGGCATCGAACATGTTCACATCAGTGACGCGTGCGATGTACTTCAGCCATGCCTGAGGCTGGTCTGTGTAGATCAGCTTCCCTGTGCCGTCGGTATCTGCCCCTACCTCATAGTTGATGCGCATGGCAGCCGTCGGATTACGGATTCCGGGCACCATAATTTCGGTGATTCTCAGGCAGTCAGTCGGATACTGGTAGGAATAAGCCCAGTCCGGCGGCGGATTGTTGGTGTCGGCCAGCGCCAGGCGTTTGGTAGCAAAGTTCCAGTCGAAGTCCGCCAGCGCAGCATCACGGCAGGAATCAAAATGCAGGGAGCACTGCCCGGCTTCTTTACTGGCCTCGGTAAGGCTGTTAATGCTGCGGCTATTGCCGATATTGCTCAGCGCGCGGTTGCAGATCTCGATAACGGAGGCCATTAATCATCCTCCCCGCCTGGATAGAATGCATCTTTCAGCTCTTTGGCATCATCACGTTTCTGCGGAGCCAGGCCAATATCGGTGATCTGCAGCTCAACATAGTTGTCTTCACCGTGATCTGTGGTGCGGGTAGATACAGAACATACGTTTGCCATTGCCATAACTGACACGCTATCACCTACCGCGGGTAGTGATTTTGCATTCATGCCGAGACGTTGCAGAGATTCATTATCCAGCGTGATGCGCAGACCCCACGGATACTGATCTTTGGTTTCTGGTTTTCCATCTTCACCAACGAATGAGTCGGTGCCTGTTTTCATGTTTACAGTTTTCATTCTCAGGTCTCCGCATAGAAAAGCGGGGCCGAATGGCCCCGGCTTTTAGCACTTTATCGAGCGCTTACACGCCCAGTTCTTTACGCCGGGCATCAATTTTCTCTTTGAGAGTTTTTGCGCTGGTGTTTTTATGCGGAGCTTCGCCGAACATCTCTTCGTAAATGGTACGAAGCTGGTCCAGCTCCTGAAGCTCTTCATTGGTGGGCAGTTCGTCTTCCTTCACCACGACATCACCGTCGTTATAAGGGATCAGGTTTTTGCCAGCCTCACCGGAAAACTCCACAATATCGCCAGGCTCGCAGAGCTTGCCGTTAATGAAGGAGCGTTCTTTGACGCGATATTTAGACATTGGTCTGCACCCCGCCAACAATGCCAGCGGTTACTTTGCCAGTGGTTGGCGCGGTACCGGTGACGGTGTAGTTAAGGCGGATGTAGCGCTCCAGCTTCATCGGCAGCGTGATGACCGGCGTTTTGTAACCAACGGTCAGGGATGCCAGAGGAATGACCATGGAGATCACATCTGTTGCAGAGCTGAAAGACGAGTTGTCATCAGTCTGTACCGTTACGGTCAGGCTGGTCAGAGTGTTGAACGCCTCAACAACCTGAATCAGCAGCGGGATATCGCCATATTTACCGACATCCTTACTGGAGCCAGTGTCAATAACGTTGGTTGATGCCGCGGTGGCCGTAATGGCCTGAGCCGCGGAGAACAAAGCCTGTTGATCAAGCAACATGATTCTCTCTCCTTACGCCGTTACGGCAGATTCAGTGTTGAGGATTGCATCCACACGACGGATAGGAATGCCCAGGAAGGAAACGATCTTCTTACCGCCGTACTCTTCGATAGTAAGGTTCACGTTTTTGGCATTCATAGCCTGTTTGTGTAGCCATGCGTGGATGGTTTTGTTGGCATAGATTACTTCTTTGCCATCACCAAGCATCGCCACGTCGCGGGCATAGTACGCATCAACCATCATGCTGATCAGGTCAGCACCAGTTGATGCGTCTTTGGTCAGCGTGGTCACATCGATGTTGCAGATGCGGGAAATTGAACGCCAGTCACGCACGCTCAGACCCAGGTCCCACTTGAATTCGTCACGATACGCACGGAACTGGCCGCCATTACCGTCACTTACCAGGTCGTCACCAAGGTCTTCATGCTGGAAGCCAGCTACCATGCCTTCCGGATAGATCATGTGAGCAGTGTTCTCACCCCATGACATAAACCAGATAGAAGTGTTGGTAGAGCCGCTACCACCGGCGCTGAATACGTTTTCTGCGCTTGCAGCTTTGCTGGTGCTCAGCGTATTGAAGCGCGGCGCCAGGCCCATGAAAGCCTCAGGCTCAGCATCGGTGTTGCCGTAGATAGCGTAGCGGGCGACTTTGTTGTTGAATCCCTGCAGCTTGCCCATGTTTTCGGAAACACGGAACGCAGCTGCGTTGTTTGAACGGTCCGCCAGAGCCTTATCAACGAAGCCCAGGTCGTACAACATACCGGTTGTATCAGTCACTGGCACGGTCTGGGTTTTTGTTGGCTGAACGCCCTGGTTATAGCGGCGCCATACCGGTTCAGGAATACCTGCGCGGATGGTGGTTTTATGCTTAGAGCCGTCGTTACACGGCACATAGATCGCATCGGTCAGGATGTCGTTGGTTTTCGCCAACTGCTCCACGATGCGCGCGATTCGCCCGTTCTTGTCAGTACGATTGTAGATGTCAAGCAACGATGGCAGAGTTTGACCGATTAAAGCCATTTTTCATACCTCACTTTTTGGGATAGAAGGCGGAGATAAGGTCACTGCCGCCGCTTTCATGACCGCCGGTGACAACCTTGTCTTCTGACATTGCCTTGCCGACTTTGATAAACGCTTTAACAAGCGCCGGGTGATTACCCAGACCGGTTGAGTCCAGGTATTCTTTCAGTTCTGGATCGCCGAATTGTTCCAGTGCACGCTGAGCAGCGCTGAGGTTTGCGGTCAACTTGTCGCCGCCGATCTCCTTGTCTGCCTTCACGGTCTCAGCCCAGCCTTCGGTCTGCTTCTGCCAGGCTTCTGCCTGACGCTGCTGCACACCGGCCAGAATTTTTGGATATGCGTCCACCAGCTTCTGCGCCTGCTCATTGGTCAGGTTCAGATCGCGGGCAACTGGCTCGAAGTCCTTCAGCGCTTCGGTATCCAGCTCAACGCCTTCTCCAGCATTGAACTCGTATTTCTCCGGCGCGCCTTCCTGCTTCTGCTCTTTGTCATCAGGCTTGTCTGCTGGCTTATCACCATCAGCGGGCTTATCGTCCTGAGACTTGTCGCCTTCAGTGCCAGGCTGTGGTTTATCGCCTTCTGGTTTGGCCGGGTCAGCAGCAGGTGCCGGAGCATCAGCAGCAGGTGCGGATGGCTCAGACGGTGCCGGTGCAGAGCCACCATCAGCAGGTTGCTCATTGCAAAGACGGCGATGCAGCAAACGTTCAAATAAATTCATGGTTACTCCTGTTCACTGGCCTCTGCGGCCATCTTCAGATACTGATCGGGGCAGTGCGTCATGACGCGCTGAAACAGAACCAGAGCCAGGTTGCGCTGCCCTTCGTTGAATGCTGTGATGTTCGGGTCTACGTTGAAGCAGGTACCGAACACCTGACCTTTCTCCAGCAGTGACCAGATAACGCGGCGGCCCTGCTCGCTATCCATGACGAACTTGATGTCGTCCTTTTCGCGCTGCTCCAGATCGTTCTTCTTCCGCTCGTTCTGAATGCGCAGTTCTTCTTCATCGAAGTCAGTCATTGCTGTGCTGCTCCAACTGCGTTAGTGATTGCTGTCAGAGCGCTGGGGTCTGTGGTCTGCGTCTCGCTGAGAGTCTTGGCTCCCTGCGTAACTGCCTGTCCCATTGCCAGTGCCTGGGCTGCCTGCTGCTGTTTGGCGCGGTCTTCGCGAATCTGCTGCACCTGCTCCTGCGGAACAATGACGGTTGGAGATGTGCCTGCCATCTCTGCGAACGCGTCGATAGCCTGATCCGCGTCGAGCTTGTCGAGCGCATCTGTTTTACCGACTGATGCCAGTTGCGCGATGAAGCCAACGGTCTGCGACAGGCTGGTGAGGCCGATAGATTTCTGCGCCTGCGCCATAACGGAGATGTACTCGATGCGCAGCGGCATTCCCTGCATAACGTCAGGCGGAGGCGGCAGCATGTTCTTGCGCGCCATGATGGAGAACACGCGATCGATAAGCGGGTTGAGCGCTTCGTCATTCAGGCGCTCCAGCACCGGGCCGAGCATCAGCAACTTCTCTTCCTTCATTTCGATCACTGCTTCCACCGGCATGGAGCGGGTGTTGATGTTTTGCAGCATCATGAAGAGGTCGACAAAGTAGGCGCTGTTGATGGTCTGGCGGGTGTCCTGGATGTCAGCCAGCAGGTCGGCGGTATTCGGGTTTACCAGGTACGCAGGTTTGAAACCGTCCTGGCCGCTCAGAACGTCGAGATACGTCACGTCGCCTGGCAGCAGAGAAACGCGCTGATTCTTCAGTGAAGTTGGCGCAACCATCGGCGGGTTTGTGGCTTTGTCGATCAGCTGAGCTTTGCGCTTCTGCTCAACCTGCAGGGCTTTAACCTGACCGAGTGCCAGCATGCCAGGGCAGGAGGACGCATAAACGTCTTCGCCGTTAACTTCCCAGCGTGGCGCCAGGATAGGGAATTCATCGAAGCCGGACTCACGCAGCAGCTTGTCGGCGTCGCCACCAGTCTCGAAGTACACAGAGCGGAACGGCTTGTTCTTGCTGTCCATCTTGCCGCTGTCGCGGTTGATGTTTGGCGTGATGCAGTGGTTAACCTCGATCCAGTTTTCGTATGTGCCGTTTTCCCACATTCCCTTAACGGACGAGCTCACGTTATCCAGGCCGAATTCCTGCACCAGCTGGCGCACGGTCATGGAGAACTGGCGGAAAGATGTATCGACGCTGCCGCGCGGGCTGTTCGCCAGGTAGTAGCTGCCAATCGGGAAAGGCATTGTGCGGATCACGTCCTGGTCATCTTCGAGCACGGCCATGGCGGCGGTACCGAAAGTACCCAGGCTGGCGTACATGACAGGAAGGGACTGGTACAAATTCGACTTGTTGAACACCTCGTTCATGCGGCGCTGCACTACTTCCAGCCAGACTTTCACCGGACCGTAATCCATCATGTCAGGGTCAGGCGTTGCCAGCTTGAACCACGGGCGCGCCGGGCTGGTGATGCCGGACATCATGCCGCTGGCGAGAATGCGCTGAGCGAGAGAACCGGTAGGGTCAACAATTTTAGTGTTGCGGCGATCGTCACGGTTAACGTCAGACGGCAGGAAGCGGGAACCGCGCGGATTGATAAAGTCGCTCAGGTCGCGCCAGTGCGGCTCGAAGGATGTGCGCTCATTCTTCAGCTGTGCGAGCTGCTTCAGCAGCCGCTCTTTTTCGGTTTCCGCCATCTCTCAGGTCTCCGTTACTGACCGAGCAGCGTTTTACCGCTGGTGTTGGCTTTGGAAGTGTCGCCCTGGGCACCGGTGAGCATGGTCGAGTTACGACCGGCTGCAGCACGGCGGCGGCGCTCTTCGTCATCGCGGGCACTGACCACAGCGGCGTCCTGCTCCTGAGGTGCGGCCTGGACTTCTGGTGCCGCTGGCACTGATGGCTTGCTGCCGATACACATAGCGATAACCTCACGCACGATTAAATTATTACCAATTTAACCATATACGGATTATTTTACGTAGTGCATTGACATATTCGGATGTTATTATTACCCTTCAGGTAATGAAATACGAAATCAATCGGATTGCGGAGGTGGTTATGTGACCGCTCATGCAGTAGCCCGGAGTACCGCAGCAGCATGTTGGGCTTAAAAGTAAAGGCGGTGGATAAGCGGAGCATCATCTCCGCACACAACATGAAAGCGCACTTCGATATCGGTTTGTGAGGTCTTGTCGCTAAATCAAAAATGGTGAGTGCGCTTCCAGGTGTGAGCAGTACGGTATATGGCACATGTTCCGCAGCGGTCCGATGGCTTCCTTGCTGTTTACGGCCAAGCGGGTAACCGGAATGTGCAAGTCAGTGTTATCGGTATGCACGACATAGCGTTTCACCAGCGTGGCGATCAGGTGTGACACCTCGGAAGAGACGAGGATACAACGATGAGAGCATTGCAGGTTTACATGGTGGACATGATTGCCACGGAGTACGAAGCAAAGTGCAGTGCTCTCAATGTTGTGGTGAATGCGCAGGCTGATGCGCGGGGTGGAGCGGCCCGGGTGGCTACTGGATCAAGACAGGCTGTAAGACAAGCTGTGTAAATAACTGGTAAGCCGTAGTAGCCAATAAAGCAGGTGAAAATCATAACGTCTATCCCGCCTCGGCGGTGGCAGCTAACACCTGTGATAGTCAACGCCGGAGATCAGCGCCGGCCACCACAACCAAATCACGTTAGGACCGTGGTAAACCGTAGTGCCCATGTAATTGCTGTGTGGCTTTGTCGGTACCAGATTCATCCCGAGTTGCCGCTCGCTGGTACCGACACTTTTTTTACAGCAGAACGCCATTCCGATGACGTTGCGCTGTAAACCCTGCATCACCCGCCAAGGAAGGCACTCCGTAGACCCTTGCTTCCAGTTCGCCCGGTTCGTCCGGGCATTTTTTTAAGGTGAATATTATGAAGAAGACAGTTGAAGGCATTCAGAAACAATCTCCTGCTGAAGAGATTCGCCGCGAGAACCTCTACCACACTAAGCTTCAATGCCTGGCTGAAGTGCTTAGTAAAAGATCTTTACTCGATGAGCGTGGTGCTGTGCAGGACGCCAAGGCGATCAACGCCGCATTCGATAAAATCACTTTCTAACGCCGTGACATGTCACAATCAGCCCGCCTATGCGCGGGCTTTGTTATTTCCACGGGTCATATTCTGTGACCGCCTTGCCCTGCTGGCTCTCCTGACCAGGAATGCGCAGGCGCTTAGTGACAGGGAAAGCAAACGTCAGCAGCAGCGCGTCGCCTTTGCCCGGCGAGCGGCCTAAGCGCTCTTTGATATCTTCCTTCGGTTCAATGACGATTTTTCCGTCCACCCTGACTTTGTACTCTGCCGCCGACAGGTCATCCGCCGTTTCCTGATCGTCCAGCGCGCCGCCGAGTTTCAGCCAAGTTTTGCAGCTGTTGAACATCTCGCCGCGCTTGTTGAGCATCTGGGGATCGGTCGAGCCACCGCCGAACGGGATTAGCTGCCATGTCCGGCCCCAGCCGTCACCAATGGACTTCAGCCCGGTGCCGTAACCAAAGTCGATAAACACCGCATCAGCCTGGTACTGGTCCTCAAAGTCGGCGATGCGCTTCGCCATAATCAGATCGTCAGTGGTCTTATTGCCGGTCCAGAGCACTTTGCTGTGCAGCCCCTGCCGCAGGTATATCACCGCATCATCCACTCCGGAATAAGCCGGGTCGACGCCGATAATCACAGGTGCGTGCGCCACCTGAGCAGCGGTAACTACGCGCTTCATTGCCTCTTCGGTGAGACCGGTAGGGATAAACTGCAGCTCAGACGCGTCAGGGAAGATCCCCCGCACGCGGACCTTCACGAAGTCGCTGTCCTCGCCGTAGTCGTCCACCCATTTCTGCAGCTGTTGTTTGTTCGTGCCTTCCACGGTGCGACTGTCAATCTGCGCGCACTTCCAGCGGTGCTTGTATTTGCGGAAGCATTCGCGGAAGCGCCCGGTGTTTCGCGTCGGGTTCCCGAAAGCCACCCAGATAATCTCCGTGTCCTCGTCCGTTAGCGCCCCTTCGGCTACCTCCCACACCAGATCGGCAATATTGGAGGCTTCGTCGAATACCACGATGATGCGCTTGCGCTCGTTGTGTAGGCCGGCGAACGCCTCGGTGTTGTGTTCAGACCACGGGATAGCGTCAGCGCGCCAGCGTTTGTCATGACCAGGATCGTTGCTGTACATCGCCGTGGCGGTGCAGGTGAACCACTCTTTCGTGATAGCCAGGTTCGACCATTTGATGATTTCCGGCCAGGTCTTGGTGCGCAGCTGGTTGTCGGTGTTGGCGGTCACCACCACCTTGCAGTCCTCGCAGGTGGACATGCCCCAGTTGATGAGCATCGAGATGAATGCGGATTTTCCGATACCGTGGCCGGATGCGCGGGCCAGCATCAGCGGCTGGTGACGCGTCGCCGGGTTCTGCAGGTGATCGCGTATCTCGCGGAATGCGTCAGCCTGCCACTTACGCGGACCGGTGGCGTGCGCCAGCTCTGTGCCATCCTCGCCCCACGGGAACGCATATAGCGCATAGCCCAGCGGGTCATACGTGAACGAGGCAATATCCTCGACGAGCTGCTCTTCCGGCGACATGTCTGCGGCTGTCATTCTTCACCACCAGCCTGTTTCTTAACGCGGTCACGGGCTTTCGCCATGCGGTCAGCGATGGTGACGGTGCCGGAAACCTCCAGGCGCTCTTTGAAGGCGTTCACGTCGACGTGCTTACCAATCAGTTCGAGGTTCTTCACCTTGTCAGGCCATTTGATTTTCTGCAACGTAGACTCGATATCGTCTTCGTCATCCTTTCCAGCCATCCTAATCCGGTTGATATCCATCGCGCTGAGCGAGGTGCGCCATACTTTAGGCCACTGACTAATCGGCTTAAGCCCGCCTTCATCGTCGAGAATGTCGATTACATCCATCTGGTCGATCTCCACCAGGCGCATGAGGACGTAATCAGCGCTGACTCGCATGCGCTTGTTGCGCTCCTCCATCAGCTCGGCGATTCGTTTCTGGACGCGCTCATCGCGCATATTCTGGCTGGCGAACTTAGCCGCTGTATTGGGAGAGTACCCGGCATTAATCGCCGCTTGAGTCTGATTCTCAGGGCATTTAATGTATTCCTGGCAATAGGCTTCTTTCAGAACGCTGAGAGGCTCAAATTGCGTCGATTTGCGCTTATGCGGTTTTGGTGTCGCGGGCATCATTACCACCTGAGTAATTTTATTACCATGTAGGTAATACTATCACGCCCGCGCAGATGTTACATGACTGGTATCGGGTCGGCCCGCTGATTGTCAACGCGGTTCAGGAAATGGGTCACCACGCCGTGCACCGTCGTATCGTCCAGCGCCTCGCCTTCGAGCGCTTCACCGTCAGGAGTTATCAGCGCCTTGCCCTGCACGATGGCGAACTCCGTGCGGCCGCAATAGGAAATAAGCACAGTGTCACCCGCATCTGGTTTGATGGATACGTTAAAGATTGCGTAACCGGAAGAAGTCTCAATGGTGCGGCAGTTGCCGTCGTAGCCGCACAGGCTGGTGATTGTGAGAGCTGCTTCTGCGTAGTCTTTTGCCGGAGATGGAAAGCCCATAATGGAACCTCACATAAAAATACTGTACATTTAAACAGTATAATCATGTGAGGATTTAGTCAATACGACGTGACCTGTCACACCGCAAGTTTAGTTTCGTGCCATCCCTGCGTTACCCAGCAAGCAGAATCACCGCTACACGGGCAGGACTTCACCGGCAGGCTGTCGCCGCACTTGCCGCACTGGTTGGCGCTTATGGCTTTGATGCGACCGCGCATCCTGGCATCATCCTGGCGGATAAGCAGTGCGATGTACTCGCTCAGCTCGTATGGGTCACGACCCGGGCGCCGCCCGGCGCAGTTCCGCGCCAGCATCTCCATTTCCTGCTCGTCGAGCACCAGCTCAAGCTTCCGCTCACCAGCCTCCGCCTGGCGGGCACGCTGCGCTGCTTTGCGTTCTGCTGCTGTCTTAGCCATTATCCACCACCGTAATTTTAGGAGCCTGCAATAGTGGCCAGAATGCAGAGCAGATGAAAGTATTGATGGCTCGATAAATAAAATTGTTATTCCGCTGTAGCTGCCAGTGGTAAGGCATACAAGCGATAATTCCGCCAATATACACAGCAATAATGCTATCCATTATCATTCTCCATTCTCGCTTCAACTGTGCCATCCAGAAACCTGAGCAGCATGCGATACGCTGCGAGTTGATATTCCTCGTTCAGGGTTAACCCCAGCGCGTATTCAGCATTACCAATCGACTCCAAGCGCTTAATCTTTTTAGCCAGCGATTCCTGGGTTACGTTAACCATTGATCACCTTCCCGCAGCGCTTGCAATAAATACCGTGATACGTCTCTGGCCTGGTGCTGTTGATCAGCTCGATTACTGCGCTGCTACTTCCCTCAACTTCTCCAATTTTTAAAGAAGATGGCGTTCCCCTGGTGATAGTTGGGCGATATGAGTGCCCGAACAATTTCCCGAAAATACCCTGACACTTATCCATCACCCCACCTCTCTCAGTTTCAGTTCATCGGCCACGGACTCCGGGACCACCACCGGCATCGGCACGCGGATAACCAACTTTTTGAGCCTGTCGACTTCCCCGGCCAGCTCCAGCAGGCGGGCGCGGCAATCTTCTGCTTCCTCGCGCCACCATGCCACGTCGGCTTTAAGGCGGCGCAAGCGCCGCTGTTTGAGTTTGCTCACCATGGCCACCACCCTATTTCTTGAACTGCTGCGTATACCAGCAGCACGAACATTACTGCGTCGAATGGGTTAGGCATCGCTGATTTTCCTTCTTAGCCGGATAACTTCTCCTTCTGCCTTCTGCCGCTTCTCTCGCTCAATCACCAGGCGCTTTTTGTAATTACCAAGCCTGCGCTGGTACAACTCCTTGGCATTAACCGCATTTGTGATTTCAGACCTCTGCGCCTTAACCAGCCTTTCGAGCCTGGTTATCTCCTGACGCATTGAGTCACGCAACTCAACGCCTTTTTCGATGGTGGATTCAAGCTGCTCTGTGTATGTGCGAATTACTGATGTGCTCACGACTTCACCTCCTGCTGCGGTGCTGCTGCCAAAGCCCATCTCCATCCGATTTCGTAAGAATCAGCACGGGATAGTGCGCACTCCATTTCCAATGTGATTTGCTTAGGAACGAGCTGCCAACCATCCGGAATCACCGGAGAGTTGCCAGCCTCATACGCAACGCGCAACCAGTGGAAAAACACCTCCGTCATCACGCACCCACATTCGACGTCAATAGTGCCTGTCTGCTGAGAAAGCCACTGCTCGAATGACAACTTGTTAGCCGTCGTTACAGGTTCGGCACCCTGAAGCATTTCAATCTTATCGAGCATCGACTCATGGTCTTTCACGTCGCACCCCAGTTTGTCGGCAATCTCGCGGAAGAGTTCACGCAACAACTCCCACCGGTCTTTCCATATCGTTACTTCTGACTGGAGCAATCGAATTTCATCTGGCACAGATACCGGCGCTGGATGGGCGGTGTAAACAGGCATATAAACCTGACTATCGGTGTCGGCACCAGGCTGTTCTTCAAGCGTAAATACGCGCCCTGTAAACCTGTTCATGTACCCCACAGCCTCCGCTTCGAGCGATGCCAGCGCGATTTCTAAAATCTGCTTTTCCATTTGTGCCTGTGATGCCATTGATACCGGCCACGTAGACTTTAAATGGCGGTCAAGTTTTGCTCGAATGTGTCCCACTACCTGCTCTTTGGTGAATTCTCTTGTAATAGTGCTCATGATGCATCTCCTTTACCGGCTGCGGCTCGGTCGATGCGTTCAATTTCAGCCAGAATAAGTGCGCCAGCTTTCACAAGGTCACGACGCGGACCTGATTGCTTCCACCAGTCAGGAGCCCACGGCCAATTCGCTGGAGTTGAGAAGCCTTGATTGTGTGCGTGGATCGCGTAACAAGCTGCTGCATCTGACAGCTCACTATTTTGATAAGCGTCGTCATGCTCAGAAGTCCACCCTTCGATGGCTCTTTGTCGTTGGCGCTCTAATATCACATCCAGAATTGCAGGACTGAACGCCAGCGTCTCCAGCTCAGTAATGCTCTTCTCTGCCGCGTCCAGATCAGCACCCAACTTCTCCGCCATCTGAAACCAGTTAGCGCGCTGTTCTTCTTTGGCTTCCAGCTCATCCAGCAGCGCCAGCACGGTTTCCGGCCCGGTGAGCAGGTTGAATGCATTCGCCGCGTCAACATCACCATCGACGTTTAGCAGCGCCTCATCAAACAACTCATCGTTAGGCATCATTAGAAGCCGTTTCATCGCTGGTAGCGCCTTCTCCGCCGCTTCACGCAGCGCCTGTTTGTCGATTGTCATGCTGCACGCTCCCGTTTTGATTTGCGCAGCGCCTCTTTGTAGCTGGCCTTGGCTGCTTTCATCGTCGGGCACCACTCACCACGAACATCACAGTACGAATCCCAATATGCTCGTGAACGACGAACCATGCGGTACTCCCACTTGTAACGCCCAATCTCACGCTCTTCATAGAACGGCAACTCAATACCAAGCCATTCACCGAATGATTCACACACTTCAGAGCGAAGATATTCATCGTAGCGAGTGCGTTTCTTCGGCTCCGGCAATGCAGCAATCGCTAATTCTTCGCCTTTATCGGTGACGTGATAGAGCGTTCCGCCACCCGCAAAATCAGGCGCAGGCCGGGAAGTAGCACAACCATCAGCGACAAGCGCTTGCCACTTCGAATTGTCCGTATGACCGTCACCAGCGAGGAAATAATTGCGGTACGGCGTCCGGTTGCGCTCATTGATACCCAGCGCGTGCTGCATGAGTTCGATACCAGTGCTCATTGGGCGGCCTCGCTGGTTAACTTTTCGAGAATGGCATCAAGAGCCTTACGTTTTCCGATATACCCGCCACCAACCCACTCTCCACGAAGCAAGGCGTAATATTTCCCGTCGTCTTCGTGATATGGGCCACGGATAGACCAGTCGGTTGTGATGGCATCGACCGCCTTTTTAGCTTCTGCGAAATCCATCATGCTCATGACTGCACTCCCTTGCGAAGAATCTCATCAACCAGGCCGCTTAGAGCGATATAACAATCACCGAATGTCCAAGAGCCAGTTTCTTGGATACGGTTCATAGCCATCTCCACACCCTGCGCCTGCACTTCAGCAAGGAAAGCGTCGGTCTCTGGGGTTTCGATATTGGGCAGAAGCGCATAGTCGCAAATCGTATCGATCGCAGGGTCACAGCGGTCTTCTTCGTTGCGCGGGCGCTCCCCAACCTTAGTGGATGATTGCATGATGATGCCCCAGCAGATGCTATCGACCTCTTCACTCCACCCATCACAAGCGTCACCGCGATAGTCGTCTATTGCAGCCTCAGCGGCCTCTACAGCCTCTTCTGCAGTTTTGTGCCATTCGAAGTTGTGCTCAGAGCCATATGAGAAATATGATGCACCAGCTTTCAGCCCCGCATTCTCCGCAGCCAGCTTCTCAACCTGCATCTGCAGATTCTCGTTAGTCACATCAGCAGCACGGAACTCGCGCTGAGACTCTACAAGCTTCTGCTCTAACTCTTCATAACTCGGTTTCATCTTTACCCCCGCTTACCCGTATAAGTTATTGATTACGTTGATATCAAAAAGGATCGTCGATTCAGAACATTTCGACATTCCATCCGCCACCTGCTTTCTTCGGCTTCGCAGTCACACCGATGATGCGGAACGGATACTGATCTGCTGCGACTTTGGTTTTCACCCTGGCGTCGTCGGTCCAGAAACCTTTCACCTCGTGTAATTCCATCTCGCCGGTGGTGAGCATCACCGCGAAGTCCGGCGTGTAGAAGGTGTTGTCAGCCAGTCTTAGCTTGATACCTTCGAACCGGTACCAGGCCACTTCACCGGCATGCTTGCGCAGCTCCAGGTGCTGGCAGTACGCAGATTCTGTTTTGTTCATCTGGCCTGTCTTGAGTCGACCAAGAGCCTGTAACTGCTTTTTCATTCCTTACCTCTCAGGTAATTTAAATCCACATTAGAGTTAAAATCAATAGCTATGCGCACATTTTGTTACCCACAAGGTAATTATGCAGGCATAAAAAAATGCGCTGCCGCGCCGGTGCTTCTGCTTTGCTACTTCCCTTTCCCGTATTGCCTTGAAAACCTTTCCATATCGAAATCAATCGTGGCCCTGTAATCCCTGAACAGGCCGCATTTCCCGTGACGTATTACCTCTCCGCTCTTCTCCGCATCTCTGAAGTATTTCTCTACAGTGTTGAGGTGGAGGCCGAGGATTTCTGCTGCCTGCCGGGTAGTTATCCTGCCGCGCTCCTTTGCAGCAGTGATTATCCGTCTGACGGCTGTCTTACGTTCTGAGTACGTGTTTGGTCTTGCCATGGAAACCTCACTATGTGGCCTGGTAGCCCCTGAATCCCTGCGGAATGGACTTGTCCGGCTCCGGTACGTCGTTGATGTCCCTCCGCTGAGGTTGAGCAACCGGTCTTGCCCTGGACTGCTGTACGCTTCTCGCCAGCTTCTGCTGCCACTGGTCGTGGTGAAATGCTTTCCCCTCCGCTTTCCAGTACGTCATGAATTCTGCCAGTTCGAATGGCGTGATGTCTGTCTTCAGGGTTATGCCCCATAGCGCAGCGCGCTGGATGAACTGCGGATCCGGCTTCCAGTTGTCGCGCATCTGGAATTTTCCAAACTCACCCATTCCGCCCGGCGCAACGTAGCCATTCAGCATCGCATTGTTCGCATCCGGATCTGGTTCACCGCCACCAGCAGAGTTATCCACAGGTGAATTTTGCTCGCCACCTGTGTGGGGTTTATCTTTTATATCTTCTCTTATCTTTATCTCTTCTTTATCTGTCGTGACATTTCGTGACTTGTCGTGACATTGCCGTGACTCATTGCTTTCTTGTTGCCGCATCCGCTGCCTTTCACGCTGCTCTCTTTTTCTCTGAGTTGCTGATTTTGCTCCTGTTTCATCATTGCCACGGTCCTCCTTTTTAGGCTGTCTCCGCTCCCACCCTGTAAGGTATGTTCCATCCAAAACACGGCCCTGCATGGCGTTAATAACAGCGTCTATGTCACACTCTGTCACGTCAAAATGTGACGCTAAGTCCTCGTTCGTGACATCAGCGTGACCTCGCGTGACATTTTGTGACCCGCTAACAAGAAGGTGGACATAAACGGCCTGAACGAGTGCTATCGGTTGACCGGATATTCTCGCTATGGTTCTCCACTTCGGGTCATTAGGCATATCATGCCAAAGACGTAGCCATTGATTAGCCATATGAACCTACTCTTTCTCGAGATCAGTGATTCCACAAAGGCGCAACCCAGCGAAGCAACCAGTATCAACCATGTCGCAGTACATTGTCTGATCTGAAATGTTCAGCCGGTGCCACATAATGAGCATCGCCTTTTCTTCTTCTGACTCTGCTTCAATGCATAATTGAGCACTGGAACCGGAGAAAAAAATCTTCATGCTGCCTCCCGCGCCTTTCTGGCTGCCTTTAATTTATCTGAACGCAACTGCTGCTGGCGTCGAGCCCGCTCGTTGTTGCACTTAACGCATTCACCACTGAGGGTGTAGCGCTCACTGTCATGCCCGTGAATGCACTTCTTGCCGGTGTAGAACCTGGCGAGGCCCATTTCGAGAGCTTCACGCTGAGTTAATCGCTTCATTTGCACCTCTCTTTGAAATTTATCTTTGGTAATTTTGTGCGATGACCGAAAAAAGATCAACCATATTCGGATCATCATTACCTGGGAGGACTGAATAGATATGAAAAGACCGCCAGAAGGCGGTCTGATGGGGATTTGAAAGAGGTTTTATTCGTAGAAGAAGATAGCCAGTTCCGGCTTTGTTCTGACCCAGCCGCGTTGTTTGCATGCCTTAAATAGCCCATTCATCAATGTCTTACCGGGAATTTTACGGCGGCCTGTCAGATGCGTCTGGATGTAGTGGCTGGTCGTTCCGGCCTCGTCAGCAAAGGCATTTCGCTCATCAGGAGTGAGTTGCAACCAGTGTTTTTTGAAGTCAAATTTTTCGTTCTCGCTCATAGCTATTGCCTGATATTAATTTCAGATAACAAATATTCACCCAGAAGGTAATAAAAATCAAGGTTTGTTACCTGTGAGGTGCATTTACCTGTGAGGTAAATTCGCTTTTAATTGAACCACTAACTAATTCATATATGAGGCGATTCACCAGAGCATGAAAAGTATTCAGGATATCCGCAGGCAGAATATTAACGATATCATCGACCGTGACTTCAACGGGGTGCAGACTCGTCTGGCGGAAAAACTGGGAACTCAGGCAAACCTGGTGAACCGCTGGGCACGCGGGCAGAAGGTGGTCGGCGACACGGTGGCGCGCAAGATTGAGAAGGCAGCAAACAAGCCGTCGAATTGGCTGGACGTCGATCACTCATTATCTGCTGTTGCCATCCCCCAGGAGGAGATCACTCCTTCAGATATCGGTCAGCTGGCGGCGCATAACCTCGAAGCGTGGATGCAAAACAACCGCGACCTGTCATCTCAGGGTAAGCTGTCGAAAGCGTCCGGCGTTGCCCAGGCGACAATCAACCGCATGCTGAACAATGAGGTTAGCGTTTCTATATCCACCCTGGAGTCCATCGCCAGCGCGTTCGGGCGCCGCGGCTATGAACTGCTCATCCATCCTCGCGACCCGGCGACCATCCATTACGACCGGGCCCGCTACGCATTGTTACCTGAGAGCGAAAAAGACAAGATTGAGAGCTACGTCGATTTCGTGATTGTTCAGAACGGTAAAGCGCAAGAGTAAAACCATACATTTTAGATACTAAGCCGCCTTTGAGCGGCTTTTTTATTGCCCAAAAAATTACCCATCAGGTAATTTTTTATAATCATACCTATTGACTTCAAACCACATAAGGATAATTATTACCTCAACGGTAACACTGAGGTAACGAATTATGCAGTGGAAAATCATCAACGGTTGGTACTGCGTTACGGCGTGCGGGCTGATGAGCACCAAGTGCCGCACTCTGCATGAGGCCATCAACTGGGCATTTGTCACCAAGATGGCAGTAAAAACTGAAATGGATATGGGGGTGAGCAAGTGAGTGAATTAGCAATCATCGAAATCGCGCCGGACCTGGCGCCAAGCATTTACGTTGAAAACGGTCTGGATAAGTTCCTTGAACAGATCCGTGATGGCGTTAACGAGGTTCCTGACCTGAGCACAGCCAAAGGCCGCGCCCGTATCGCATCCCTCGCCGCCCAGGTATCACGCAGCAAGACGGCAGTTGAAAAGCCAGGCCGTGATTACCTGAAGCGCCTGAAGGAGCAACCAAAAGTGGTCGAAGCAGAACTGCGCCGCTTCGTGACCGAATGCGATCAGCTTCGCGATGAAGTTCGCCGCCCACTGACCGAATGGGAAGGCGCTGAAAAGGCACGCACCGAAGCATTGCAGCAGCGCCTTGTGGATTTGCGCGCACTGGCTGAAGTGATCGACACCACCGGAAATTACCTGCCATCCACTGATATTCAGGCTCGCATTCTGGAGGCTAAATCCGTGGTGCTGGATGACAGCTGGCAGGAGCGCGCAGCAGAGGCGGGAGTGGCTAAAGACTCAACCATTCAGCAACTGGAAGCGTCGCTGGTAGTAGCGCAAAAGCGCGAGCACGAAGCGGCTGAGCTGGAACGCCTGCGCAAAGAGGCAGAGGAAAAAGCACGCCTCGAACGTGAAGAAGCTATACGCCGCGAAGCAGCAGAACAGGCTAAGCGTGATGCAGAAGCAAAAGCACAGGCCGAGATTGATGCTGCTGCCCGCCGTGAAGCTGAAGCCAAGGCTGCAACTGAACGCGCAGAGCGCGAAAAAATTGAAGCCCAGCAGAAAGCAGAGCGTGAAGCAAAAGCCGCTGCGGAAAAAGCTGAGCAGGAAAAGAACGACGCTATCGCAGCGGAGCGCCGCCGTCAGGAAGAAGCGGAAGCAGTTCGAATGGCAGAACAGAAACGCATCGCCGATGAAGAAGCGCGCCGCGCAGCTGACAAAGAGCATCGCCGCACCATCAATCGTCAGGCTATTGCAGACCTGATTGAAAGTGGTCTTCCGCAGGAAATGGCTGAGAAAGCGCTGATAGCCATCGCCAGCGGGAAGGTTTCTGCAATCTCTATCAAGTACTGAGGTGCGTATGAACATCCAGCAGGTTAATAACCTGAAAAAAATCATGACCGGCATCGACAGCGACTACCAGCTGAGTCAGTTGCACTACGAGCGCCAGGTGGAGCTGATCGACGCCATCAAGTTCCATCAGTTGCAAAAACCTTTTTATGAGCTGGAGCGCAAAGGCGTGCGCACCGAGATTCTTGAAGAGCTGATGATGAGCCCGGAGTTTGAAGAGGCACTCGCAGCGTACCAGGCCGCGCTAACCAGCATCATCGCGAAGTGGGATCTGGCTGATCAGCTGGACACGGCGAGGACTGCGGCATGAAGCCAGGAATTTACTTCGACATCAGCAACGAGGATTACCACGCCGGCGACGGCGTGAGTAAGTCGCAGCTGGATATGGTGGCGTTGAGCCCGGCCCTGTTGCTGTGGCAGAAATCCGCGCCGGTCGACACCGAAAAGTTGAAGGCGCTGGATATGGGTACTGCCCTGCACTGCCTGCTGCTGGAGCCGGAAGAATTCGATAAGCGTTTCATCGTGGCGCCGCAGTTCAACCGCCGCACGACAGCAGGGAAAGAGGATGAAGCTGCATTCCTGAATGATGTTGCTGGAATGGGCATGACGGTTATGGATGCCGAGCAGGGCCGCAAGCTGAAACTGATGCGCGACAGTGCGATGGCTCACCCGGCAGCGAGGTGGCTGCTTGAAGCGGAAGGATTCTGCGAAGCATCGCATTACTGGACGGATCCGGAAACCGGAGAGCTGTGCCGCATTCGCCCGGATAAACGTCTGAAGGATCACCCTGTGGTACTGGACGTGAAAAAAGTGGCCGACATGGAGCGGTTCGCCCGCCACGTCGAGGAATTCCGGTACCACGTTCAGGACGCCATGTACCGCGAAGGCGCGCAGCAGACTACCGGTGAGCCGCACGGATTCTTCTTCCTGGCAGTGAGCGAAACCATCGACTGCGGGCGCTACCCGGTTCGTGTGTTTGAACTGGATGCGCCGGACGTAGATGCCGGGCACGCACTGTTCCGCCGGGATCTGAATACCTACCACCAGTGCCGGGAGTCTGGCGAATGGGGTGGATTTGAAATTATTAAACGCCCTGAGTGGGCACGCAAACAGGATATGTACGTATGAGCAACGACATCGCAATCACATCGCAGCCTGGCGCTACCGTTGGCACCGCTGCGGCAATTTTCAGCCCTGAGGGTATGGACCGTCTGGTGCGTTTCGCGACCCTGATGGCTGACAGCAAGGCCACCGTTCCGGCGCACCTGGCAGGAAAACCTGCTGACTGCCTGGCCGTGACTATGCAGGCGGCACAGTGGGGAATGAATCCTTTCGCCGTGGCGCAGAAAACTCATGTTGTCAACGGTACCCTGGGCTACGAAGCGCAACTGGTTAACGCGGTTGTGTCCTCCTCCAATCTGCTGGCAACCCGTCTGAATTATCGCTGGGATGGTGACTGGTCGAAAGTAAACGGGAAATCAGACAAATCGCCGAGCCTGACCGTAACCGTGTGGGCGACTCTGAAAGGTGAATCAGCACCGCGCGAGCTGACGATTAGCATGGCACAGGCCGGTGTACGTAACTCCCCTCTGTGGGAGCAGGATCCTCGTCAGCAGCTCGCATACCTTTGCGTTAAGCGCTGGGCGCGTCTGCATTCCCCTGACGTCCTGCTGGGCGTGTATACCCCTGACGAATTGCAGGAAACGGCACCACGCGTTGAGCGCGATATCACGCCGACGCCCGCCACCGCATCAGGCATGAACAAGCTAATCAACCAGACGCGTGAACAGCAACCAGAAGAGAAACCAAAAAGCAGTGATGACCGCGATCCAGAAGAGATTCTGTGCGCCTTCACTGACGCAGCTATGAACTACAACACGCTGAAGGATCTGGATAAGGCATACAAATACATTGCCAGCAAGCTCGCTAACGATGATGACCGCCTGGCTAAAGCCACTGACGTGTACACCATCCGCCGCGATGAGCTGAACGAAGTCCCTATGTAATCACCACCGTGGCGCCACGGCGCCACACCTGCAACCAGGAGAGATAGTTATGAAAGGTGCATTGAGTAAGAAAAAACTCCTTGAGGTGGTGCCACTGTCATGGAGCACGATTGACCGACTGGAGCGTGATGGCGAATTCCCGAAACGCTGGTACATCACCGATGGGAAAGTGGCATGGACCCAGGAAGAAGTGGAGAAGTGGCTTGACGATCGCAGGAAGAACAGCCCGGACGAATTCCAGGGAAAAAAGCCACCGGTTGAGCTGCGGAAGTATCGGCCTGTGAAGGGTGCTGCCGTGAGTGCAGCAGCATGACGGCGCTGAAGAAGCATATCGGCAGATGGTCAGATGTGTACCTGTATCTGGCAGTGGTCGCCTACCTGATGTGGCTGGCGGCGGTAATCAGTTGAGAGGTCTGGATCAGATGAAAAAGACGAAGCTTGATCGCTATCACGAAGACTACGTCTCGCAGCGCCGTGTTGAAAGAGTGGTGGCAGTAACGCCTGAGGCTATGGAGATCGAAAGTCGGGACATTGCTCGCGAGCGCCTTGGCCATTACCGAATTGCGGCACGCCTCTGGCTCCAGTGTCTGGATGCTGCCGTCGGTGAAGTAGAGCGCGCCCGCATCGCGGTACGCCGCCAGCAGTGCATCACCAAAGGTAACCGCACCCCGCACCTGGACTACAGCGGGATCGGATGTCGCGGGGTGGTGTATGACTAACCCGCACGACGGAATAACCGTGGGCAGTGTCACGCTGCCCTATTCCATCATTCGCCGCGGATGGGTAGCACCGAGCGGCGACGTTATCAGAAACCCATTGAAGGCTCAGCGCCTGGCTGAGCTGATGAACAGTAAGAAGGTGGCAGCATGAAAACTGAATTTAATCCATTACCTGTCGAACGCAACCAGTACGGCTACTGGACTCACCCGCTTTACGATGAATTTTGCGATGGCCGCGAATCCATTTCACCCATTGAATTTAACGCATGGCTTAAGAAGCATGGTCTGGAATGGAAAGTTGTTTATCGCGATGAGGATGACGTTGATCCCGATGTTGACGGTTATGACATTTCAGCGTGGCAGCCAGAATCACCCGCCGGTGATGGTTGGTTTGTCGGTTCAATTCACGATACGGAAGATGGCGCGGTCTGCATCTGGCTGCGCAACGTTGGCGGTGCGTCATGAACAGAGCATCACCAGTTGATTTGAGGAAAAGCCTCGAAATTGCTAATAACCTTGCTCACATCGGGATTCGCTTCGTGCCGATCCCAGTGGAGACAGAGGAAGAATTCCAGACGCTGGCCGCCGAATTATCGAGAAGGCTTGAGCAGATGGCAGTCGAAGCAGAGAAGCATGAAGGCGGTGCAGCATGACCGGGAAATACACTCTTATCTACGCAGATCCGCCTTGGGTCTACCGTGACAAAGCAGCCGACGGCGAGCGCGGCGCAGGGTTCAAATATCCGGTAATGAACGTGCTGGATATCTGCCGCCTGCCGGTGTGGGACCTGGCCGCCGAAGATTGCCTGCTGGCGATGTGGTGGGTTCCGACGCAGCCAGTTGAAGCGCTGAAGGTTGTAGAAGCCTGGGGATTCCGCCTGATGACCATGAAGGGATTCACCTGGCACAAGACGAACAAGCACAAAGGCAACAGCGCGATCGGCATGGGGCACATGACCCGGGCGAACAGCGAAGACTGCCTGTTTGCGGTACGCGGGAAACTTCATGCTCGCATGGATGCTTCTATCTGCCAGCACGTCACGGCGCCACGCCTGGAGAATTCACGCAAGCCGGATGTGATCCGGGAAAAACTTGTCCAGTTGCTGGGCGATGTGCCGCGCATTGAGCTATTCGCCCGCCAGTCGTCGCATGGCTTCGACGTATGGGGAAACCAATGCGATGGCCCGGCGGTGCAACTGCACCCTGGCTACGCGCTGGATATCGCCGGGATGACACGGGCATTCGGAAATGCACCGCTTTCACCGACAGACAACCAGGGCCGTGAGCGTGCGGCATGAAAAATATTACAGAATGGGATGGCGAGGGATTTCCTCCGGTTGGTTGTGAGTGTGAGTACGAAACGAATGGATATGGAATTAAGAAGGTTCGAGTAGAATGCATAACTATGGATGGAATCGCATTTACATGGCTTGGAGAAGACCCGAGATTTCGTGGACTTGACTGCATAAATACCTCCCAAGCACATCGATTCCGCCATATCCGCTCAGAAGCAGATAAGAAGCGTGATGCAGCTATAAGCGCCATCGATGCAGCTTGCTTATTGGTAAGCGATGCCAGCAAGACAGCGGAGGCAATTTACGACGCTATAGCTGCAGGTGACATCCCGGGCGTTAAGATTGAATAACGGCCTAATCCTTTCCTTCCATCCACCTCTCAAACTTCGACGGGGAGAACGGCACCAGATCGGTGTGCTCCCCGTTAATCCAGGCATCAACCATATCCGCCCACTGCTGCAACATATAGGCGCGCTGCCTGGCATACTCAGCTTTGTTGTACACCGCGCGCACGCCCTTCTGCTCATGCGCTTGCGCCTTCTCGATCCAGTCTGATGGATAATCAGCTTCATGCAGCAGCGTGCTGGCCGTCCGGCGCAGGTCATGCACGGTGAAGCCCTGTATCTTCTCCCCGTCTTTGTTTATGGTCTCCACGGTCCGGTCGATAAGGGAGTTCAGCGCGGCGTTCGATAATGGCTTGCGGAAGTTGTAGCGCCCGGGCACCAGGTATTCACTGCCACCGGCGCACATCTGCAGGCCAACCAGCAGATCCTGCGCCTGCTTCGGCAGATAAATCACATGCGCCCGCCTGGCCTTCATTCGGTCAGCGGGGATCGTCCATGTCCAGTTCCTGAAATCGATCTCCTGCCACGTCGCGTAAGTGAATTCGCTTTTTCGAACCAGCGTCAGCAGCACAAGCTTCAGCGCCATCTTCATGGTGCCCATCGCGCCGACGTCATCCAGTGCGCGGAAGAATATGCCGATCTCCTCAGGCGACAGCGTGCGCTCACGCGGCTTAAACATGGCAATGGATGATGGCTTAATGTCGGCCGCCGGATTGAACAGGCCGTGACCGCGATCGTTGGCGTACCGATACACACTGCTGATTATCTCCCTGACCTGAATCGCCGTCGCCCGGCCGCCACGCTCGACGATACGATCGCACAAGTCGCGCACCATTCTGGTGGTTATCTCAGTCATCATCTTGTTGCCCAGCGCCGGGAGGATATCGCGCTCAATGACCGCCTGCTTCATGGCGCGAGTGCTGTCTGCCAGGGTGACATATTTCATGTAGGCGTCGGTATATACCGCGAATGTTTCGGCCCCGGAGATCTGCCTGATACCGTCACGTTTCGCCGCAGCAGGCGACTGGCCTGCCTTCAGCAGCTTTTTGGCTGCGATGAGTTCCTCGCGCGCTTCCGCCAGGCTGATACCGTCACGCCCGTACTGGCCGATCACCAGCGTTTCCCGGCGGCCGTTAATACGGTAGTCGTAGCGGAACGAGACAGAGCCTGACGTGAGCACGGCGACATACAGCCCGTCACGGTCGGAAACCTTATACAGTTTCTCCTGAGGCTTCAGGTTTTTTAGTTTGGTATCGGTAAGCAC